GGTGATTAGTCATCCATTTGGACGCGAGATGTTGGCAAACAAAGTGAAATACTTGGCAGGTGTCTGGACATTGTTTACGATGTTCCAGCTTATCTATGGATTCACTTTTCCAGCATTGATGATGTGGCTGTTTGGGACACAACTGTTTTTAGCAGTGAGTGTCTATCGCATTGCCACATACAGAATCAGCATGGAGGTGCAGCCAGTGGTACAACACGTGGTTGGCACAGTCAGAGATTCCTTGTTGGGTAATAAGGCCAAGATAGTGGCAGCGTTGGTCGGTGCGGCCAGCGTTTACTACATCTACAAGCGGATGGAGGACCAACCCACTCCCCAAGGATCAGTACCCTCCAGACCCAGAGTTAACTTTGAGGTCGGTAAGATACCTGATAATTGGAAGAGAACAGAAGTCACACCCATGCCATCAAATGATGATATGGCTCGGGCAACTGGTAAACAGTTGGCAGAAGTGTTAAGTGGCAAAATTTGTACTGTTAGTGTGTTTACACACACTTCGCACAAATATGCTGCTGCCATTCCTGTTGTAACAAACTTTTGGATAGTGCCTTACCATCTCATACGTGACGATTATGAGAAGGTGAGAATACAGCACACAGGTGATGATGTAATTAATTACTCACACACTACCATACGAGAAGGCTCGTATAGGCGCATAGCCAAGACGGATTTTGCGCTGTTGTACATGCCTGGCAAAGGAGATCAGAGGAACATTTTGAAGTTCTTTCCTTCTGCCACTGTTGCAAATGAGAATTGCAGATATGTACAGAAGCCATGTCGTTTGGTGTTGTTGGAGAATGATATCGTGAAATCACCAGATGGAGAAAAGAACATCATGGTACCAAAGAGATCGGTACATGGTATACAAGTATCTAGCAACCATGTTGCACCACGAGGCGTAGACCCTTATTGGGGTGGCGCCTATCAAAGTCCTGTGGATACGTTTACAGGCATGTGTGGTTCCGTCATCGTCACGGAAGGCAATGGCCCATTCATAGTGGGTTTCCACTCAGCAGGCGTCGAAGGAAAGAGAAACGCCAGCTATTGCACTGTCACCAGAGAGGATGTTGAAGAATGCATCTCTGAGATGACGAAGGAAGATGAACCAATGATGCAGGGGTCTGATGAAGGACCAATGAACTTGGATTTTGAGCAAATGCCATTCAAGAATGAATTGCCCAAGAATAACCATTTCGAGTATGTTGAGAATGCTGAAGTTGACATTGTGGGTTGCCACGCTGGTAGAAAGCGTAGGTATACCACAATGGTAAGAGAGACTGACTACTCTGATGCTGTGGCTGAGAAGTTCGGGGTTGAGCGAAAGCATGGCCCTCCTGCATTGATGAATCATTGGTATCCGCCACGTTTGTGGGCGGAATCGTGCGCCAACTCAAAGCCTATGAGTATGGACGCCTTGAGGTATGCGTTCCGCAGCTTCAAAAAGAAAGTGTTCAAACACTTGGAGGCGCACCCAGATGACAAAGAGGACATTTGCGTTCTTGAGGACATTGTCAACACCTCTGGACTCGATGGAGTCAAGGGGTTGCAGAAGATGAACTTGAGTGCTAGCGCTGGTATTCCTTATTGTAAGCCTAAGAAAGATTATGTGAAGGCTTCTTCTGACTTCTTTGATGGTATTACGGTGCCATATGAGTTGACAGATGAAATGGCAGCGGATGTGAAGACGCTGGAAGACATTTACAAGTCAGGTGCTAGAGGGTATGCCCCACATAGGGCAAACAGGAAGGATGAGGCAATCAAGATTGGCAAGGCGAAAGTGCGTATCTTTAGTGGTACGAGCATGCCATATCTGTTCCTCATGAGAAAGTATTTCTTGACAATTAGTGTCTACATGCAGCGATACCCAGAGGTATTTGAGAGCGCAGTGGGCACTAACCCATACAGCAGTGAGTGGACAAAGTTGTACAAGTACATTACCAAGCATGGAATTGATAAGATTGTGGCTGGTGATTATGAGAAGTATGACCAATTTGTTCATTCATCATTGACATATGCAGCTTTTAAGTTGCTAATGCAGATTGCTGAGTGGGCTGGATTTGATGAAGAAGATTTGATGGTCATGCGTGGTTTGGCCACCGACACTTGCAACCCATTGTATGAGTTAGACGGAGTGTGGTTGAAATTCGGTGGATCGAGCCCATCTGGACATGGATTGACTGTAGTGCTGAACGGCATTGTGAACAGTTTCTATGCGCGCATGGCATGGTTTGACCAACGCGTTCAACTTGGTAAGAAAGAGGAAAACAGTGAATTCAACAACCATGTGGCATTCATGTCATATGGTGATGACAACATCATGTCTGTCTCTGACAAGACGCCGTGGTTTAACCATTGCACTTATCAGAGCAGTTTGGCGAAGTTTGGGTTGAATTACACAATGGCAGACAAAACAACTGCTTCTGTACCCTACATTGATATGAGGGATGCGAATTTCTTGAAGAGGAAATGGGTGTACAGTGAGCAGTTTGAGAGATATTTGGCTCCTTTGGAGATGGATAGCATTTACAAGATGCTGCACACCTTTGTTGTGAGCAAGGTCTCCCCCAAGGAGCAGCAGTTGGCTGATATCTTGAGGAGCGCCAATCAGGAATTCTACATGCACGGCAAGGAGCAGTTCTTGAGTGCACGTGACAAGCTGGAACAAATAGCCAGTGAGTTTGAGCTCAGCCACTACCTGCCCGGTGGCCAGCTACCCAGTCTCGAGGAGATGGATAGCTGGTACGGGGAGATGTAGTGCCTGGGAGGCACGTGTATATATGTACATATGTATATAGGGTCGCAACCTTAAGAGGCGGGGTGTGTATAAGCATGCACCTTTATAAATAAAATCTTACCATAGTATTGGATACCATATTGCCAGTAGTATAGATCACTTGTATATTAGTAGTATAGGCTTTCTATGGGTAGACGGGCCCCTTGTGGTCACGTGTTATTTAGCACTTAGTCGGATAATAATAGTGATACTTAAGATGACGATAATCCAAGTCTCTTATTTTAAATTGGATTGCTACAATGAATAGTAACACTGCAGGTGATCAGTTATATCACCAACAAACTGTAGATAGTAAAATAACTACACAAACTCTGTCATTCAGAGATGGTACAGAACAGTGGCATGCTGGCATTAATACTTCGTATGATGCCACTAGAGATGTTACGTATCATGAGGATGTGCCTTTGGCAGAGTTCTTTTCGCGACCTATAAAGGTCGCAACATACAATTGGGCTACGTCTGACGCATCTCCTTTTTATCAGGCGTTTGACCCGTGGACATTATTTTTGACAAATAACCGAGTTTCCAATCGAATGAGTAATTTTCAGAATTTTTCTGGAACATTACATGTAAAATTTCTCGTAAATGGTAATTCCTTCAATTACGGACGCATAATGTGTGACTATGCTCCATTGTCATTTTATGACAATATGTCTAGTTTCACTGTGGCCACTGACAATTTATGTCAAGCGTCACAGCGTCTGCACTTGTATATAGATCCCACCGTAAGTCAGGGTGGAGAATTGGAACTTCCTTTTATTTGGGTGTATGATAAGGTGAACTTAACATCCGCTGAGTATAACAGGTTGGGCACCATATATATGAGAGAGATGGCTGCTTTGAAGCATGCTGGAGGTGCAGTGTCAACTGTTAATATTTCAGTGTTTATATGGGCGACAGATGTGAAGTTGTCGATTCCCACTATTAATGATATATCTGGTATTGTGCCACAAGCTGGTTCATATGATGAATATGGTATGAAACCTATGTCAATGATGGCTACAGCGGTAGCATCAGCGGCAGGTAAGTTGGGTAATATTCCAATGATAGGCAAGTATGCACGAGCTACTCAGATGATGGCCGGCGCTGCGGCTTCTGTCGCTTCGCTGTTTGGTTTTTCAAGACCTGCGGTCATAGATAACTATGTCGATATGCGCGCTGCACCTATATCTCGTATAGCCAATTACAACGTTAGCGACAATGTGGCAAAACTGTCACTCGATGCAAAACAGGAGTTGAGCATTGATCCTTCAATAGTGGGTTTTGGTGCTGGTGATGAATTGGCCATTACTTCCATCGCTAGTAAGGAATCATATTTGCACCAATTTCTTTGGACGACTGCGAAAGTGTCCGGAGACCCGTTGTGGAGTGCTCGTGTCGGGCCTGTAGCTAGAGTGGCATCTGGCACATATTATATTCCCGCCATCACGTATGCAACTTTGCCTTTTCAGTATTGGCGAGGATCTGTAACATATCGTTTTCAAATAGTTGCTTCTGGATTCCACAAAGGTAGACTTTTGGTCGTGTGGGATCCGTATGCTCAGACTTCTGCTCCAGAGACCAATGTACAATACAGTAAAATAGTCGATTTGGCTGAGGAGCGTGATTTTACTTTTGAAGTCGGATGGGGAGACAACAAGACATATCTGCTGACAAATGCTTTAACCACAATGCAAAATTATCAGGCAGGTGCTGTATATAACACACCCAGCGCCAATTATAATGGCGTTGTGTCTGTGTATGTTCTTAATGATTTGGTCACACCTAGTAGTGTGGCTAACAATGACATTATTGTCAATGTATTTATTTCAGCATGTGACGATTGGAAAGTTGCAGCTCCATTCCCTAATCTGTATCAGGATTTGGCACCAACAACTGCAAACACACCTCAGAGTGGTACTTTTGAAGAGGTCGATGAGACTGAGAAGAACGCTCCCAGGATTGAGATGGCCAAGGAGGCCATTTCTATGTGTCAGCCATTGGTGTCCGATGCAGATAGTGTGTATTTTGGCGAGACTATAACGTCATTGCGACAGTTGATGCGGCGATACTCTTTGTGGTCATCGCTGTACGGGGTTAACGTGGCTACTGCTGGTATTCAACAGCTACGTATGCCTGATTTTCCACCAAATCGTGGGTATAGTGTCAATGGTGCAGTCCTTAAGACTGCAAATAATTTCAATCCAAGTAAGGGTACTATATTGAATTATTTATCCTATGGTTTTATAGCATTTCGTGGGGGACTTAGACATAAGGTGTTAATTAATGGGTTTCCAACTAATACCAACTCCGTTACCACTATGGTACGTGATGTAAATCTACCGACGTACACTGCTATATATGCCACGGGCAATGCTGATGTAATTACTTCACAATATGCTTTTGCGACCAACCGAATGTTGTCTCAGATACAGAATTCGGCACAAGGTGGGCATGTGAATAGTACCCAGCAACAACCCAACATGGAAGTTGAGTTCCCAATGTATCGTTCTCATAGGTTTGCTATGACAAGGAACAATGGTGCAAGGGCCAATTTCTCTGTAGATTTAGCATCACACACACTCACCACAACCACCCCCGCCGGCGTGTTACCGATATATGATATATACATCGCCGGTGCTGAGGATGCGACCTTTATAGGTTTTCAGGGGTGCCCACCGTTGATCGTTGCAGCTTCATAGAGCTGCAGCAATATGACATTGTCCGCGCACAGCGGTTGTGTATACTTTTGAAGGAGTATGCATGTAAAAAGATACTTTACTGTACTTCGTTACGACGAGTTGCACCGATCCACGAAAGTGGCGATGCGGCTTGATACCATATCGTGTTCGTTACGTGGGAAATCCAGTCTAGGACGACTGGTCACCGGCATTTTTATGCTGGTGGGCTCATATTTGAGATCAATTTGAAAGAATGATTGACGGTATGTGCCGTCATGACCTTCAGTTGATTTCTGATGGGCTAATATGTGTTTTCTAGTAAAACCAGAGTTTTTGTACAATATATACGTATTTCTCTGGTTGAGTGGTAGGCATGGATATAGTCCATCGATG